ATCTTGAACTTCTCGTACAGGTTACGCACCTCTTCGGTGGCGTACACCGAGGCGTTCGTATCCGGGTCGCTCATGTTCGTGCCGTCGTAGTACGACAGCGGCTCGAAGCTGACCGTGGTCGCCGACGCCGTGGTCTGGGCCACGAACAGCGAAGTCACGCGCTTGATGATGTTGAACACCGGGCGGGAGAGTCGGCTCATCGCCGGGGTCTCCGGGATATGCAGCCACTGGTTGCCGCTGAAGAACTCCCAGTTCGTGTCCACCGTGCGGTACTGGTTAGGCACCAGACGGTTGTTGTACTCACGGCCCAGCTCGTAATACTGCCAGGCTTTCGTGATGTCGTTGTACTTGTCTTTAGCCATGCGTCATAGTTCACTCCTCGCCGGTCATCTTGCTCACGCCGTAAGCAACGCTGGCGTTGTAACCAAGGAGATTGTGGAAGGCGTTCTGCTCAGACCTCAGCCGGTCTCTTTCCTTCTCGATCGCGGCTTTCTCTTCCGCCGTCGGTTCGGACAAATTCGCGCTGGTAAACTCTGCCGCTTTGGGTACCGTTGCCGATTTCCTGCCGAAGTAGAAACCGCAGGCAAAAAAAGCAAGACCCAGAGCAGCTCCGAGCAGACCCAGTAGTACTTCATTCATTTCTTCTTCTCCTCGGTCTTCTTGTCGTTCTCTTTCTTCTCATAGGCCGCGCTTCTCAGCTGGTCGACCATGATCGTAATGATGTCACTCATGCCGGTACCCATCCATTCTGTCTGTACGGGTCGAACAGAGTCTTAGGATCGTTGAACGCGATCTCCTCTGCCCTGAACCGCATCTCTGTCTCTGTGTCTATCGGAGGCGGAGCAAGTTCTCCGCTGAAATAAATAAGACGGTTGAGCGCCTGCGAGCAGGCGTCGACCATATCGTCGTGCGCGCCGGAAGGGAACGCCGTGAACTGATCGATGAAGTCGTTCACCCAAGGCATCCTCGCCGGGTCAGGCACGAACACATGTCCGCTCTCTATCGCCGCACTTATCGCGTTGACGCGCGCCACCTTGCCGCCGATAGGCTGCACGGGGACCACGTACATCTCGCGCTGCAGCGTCTGGATAATCGCGGAGCCGTTCGCCTTGTCCTCGATCAGTACGGTCGTAGCCCTGGGATACAGCTGCTTGACTGTGCGTATCGCCGCAACAGTGCCTGGGAAGTCCAGGTGCTGGTTGAGGCAATACTGTAAGTAGTAGTCGTTCCGCAGCTTACCCCACACCTGAATGGACACATAGTCGTTGTCGTCCGCGTCCTTGAACGCAGCGTCGACGGAGATGACCTCCGTGCCGAACAGCTTCGTCTCGTCCTGGTCGTACATGCGCCACCAGTCGCGGTGGATAAGGTTGCCCCCCTCGATGCGGGGGCTGCACATGTACAGAGCAGACCACGCCCTGGGACCGCCGCCCGCGGGGTCGTTGATGTAGGACTTCTTAAAGTCCGCCAGCCATGCGTTGTCCTTACCGAGCTCAGGGCAAAGGGCGTCGCCCGGGGCCCTGCCCAGGGGGTCGTTCTCCTGCGCCTCCACCGGCAGCCTGATCAGGCGCACGTTCGCCTCGGAGTTCAGCAACCTCGCCGCAAGGTCGTCCTCGTGCCAGGGAGTCATGATGACGATGACCTTCGCCCCTGCCTGAAGACGGGATTTGATCGACGCCTGCCACTCAGTCCACACTCTATTTCTATAGGTAGGACTGTCAGCCTCCTGCATGTTCTTCACAGGGTCGTCGATCACGATCAGATCCGCCGGGTTGCCCGTGATGCCTGACATAAGACCACGCGACAGCAACCTCCCACGGCCGTTGTTCAGCTCAAACTCCGTGGCTCTGTTAACCACACCCGTCGAGATTTTGAACAAATTCGCGCCGAATAACAGGATCTTCTCTTTGTTCCGTCGGCAAAATCTTTCCGCGAACTCCTCGTTATACGACGCGATGATCACCCTTTTCGTCGGGTGCCTGCCCATGTACCAGGAGGGCAGCGACTCCGTGATCGTCACGGACTTGCCATGCTGCGGAGGCGTTTCGATGACCAGGATGTCGTATGCGTTCCCGGTGGGCGTTTCGAGAAACCTCTGCACTTCGTCCGCCAGGTAAGACGACATTTTGGTCACTTTCCAGCTGGCCCCGTGAGTATAGGCAAGGTAATCCTTGAAGGATCGCCGTGCCAGTTCTCTCTTGGCCAGCTCGGCATTCAGTATCCTGACTTGCTCTTCGTATGAGAGCTCGGCCATAAGACTTACTCCTCTTCCGCTTCCTTCGTCTTAGCTTCGATCAGATCACGCAGCTGCTCATCAGTCAGCGCCGAGAAGTCGATCGTCTCAAAGGGCTTGTCGTCCAGGTTGCCGACCAGCAGTCCGGTCTCGGGTTTCTGGCCGGAGGTGTCGCGAACAAATTCAGCCGCCTTCGTATCTCCGCTCATCGCTTTCAGAGTCTGGACCATCAGAATGCCGGCAGCGTAATTGATGTCCTGGTCTTCGAGACCACCCTGGCGAAGTGCATCTTTAATCTCTTCCTCAGTCTGCAGGCGCATATTCAGGATGTCGTTCGCGATCTCCCGCATGAGTTTCTTCCTGCGTTTGCGAGCCGCGGACACTTTGCCACCGAGGGACTGGTACTCGTGGACCTGCTCCGGGGTCATAGCGTTGTAGCCCATCTGCAGCATCTGCTCGCGGGTCTTGGTGCCAGCAGTTCTGGCCATAGAGCATTCCTCCTTTTGGGTATAAAAAGACCACCCGTGGTCCGCATCGTTGAGAGGCGTGGGTGGTTCGTTTCATATTTATCTCAGCATACAGGATAGTGTATTAGAGTACTCTGGTTTACTATAAAATGTGGCTGTTCACAAAAAGTTTACAGGCGCGATTTTACCACAGAAATTTTCCATACCACCCTAAAAAGGTGGTCCCCCACCCCCGAAAAAGAGATAGGGGGGGGGAGTTCGTGGAGCGATTGATATGCTCAATCAATATGGGCTAAACGTTTTCCCAGGTACCCCCCGGCCCCCAAAAGGTGGCACCCGGGGTCTGCTTGCGCGCGCAGATCCGCGCAGGTGCATGCGTACCATAGACTGCGCGCGGCGCAGGGGGGCCGGCCCGGCGGGGGCCGCCTGCCCCGTAGACCGTCGCCCCGTGGGCGCGGGGGTCTTGGCCCCCAGGGGGCGCAGGCGCGGAGACTTTTGCTTTGTGCAACAAGGTGCAACATTAGACGCAGCTAACCGAGCGGCGAGGCAGCCGAGCGGGCTGCCGACGAGCGCCATGCGCGCAGGCGTGGACGGGCCGCAGGAGGCGAGGCGGCGGGGCCGGCGCGGGGCGGAGAGAGGGCGCTTCCCCTCTCCGTCATCCCGGGATCCGCTAAGCACTTTTTGCAAGGTTTTTCGCTTTTCCTTGCGTTTCGTGCTATCTTTCAAAATTTTTTTTTGCTTAGAGCCGCAAGGGATTGCGGCTCTTTTTGCTGCCTTTTTGCAAAAAAGATAAAAAATAATGCTTGACAATGAGGGCCCTCAGCAGTAAGATGGGCTTGCCTCGATGAGGGACCTCACCGAGAGCCCACCACCAAGGAGGAACCAAACATGAATAACAACGACATCGCCAAGCGCGTCGTCGATCGCATGATCGAGACCATCGACAAAGAAGGCGTCCTGCCCTGGACCAAGCCCTGGGCCAACCGGCCGAGCAGCATCCGGGTCATCGACGGCTACACCGAGATCGCCGTCCCGGTCAAGTTCTGGAGCCGCAGCGGCAAGCCCTACAGCGGCATCAACACCTTCCTGCTGGCCATGTCCGGCCACGTCGGCGAGTTCATCACCTTCAAGCAGGCCCAGGCCGAAGGCGGCAAGATCAAGAAGGGCGCTAAAGGCCACGAGATCCTGTACTGGAACATGCTCCGCAAAGAGACCGACGAGCTCGACGAAAACGGAGACAAGCTCGTCAAGATCATCCCGGTCCTGAAATACTACACCGTCTTCTCCCTCGACGACGTCGAAGGTCTGGAGCCCAAGCACCAGCCCGAGCCGGAGATCATCCGGATCCCGAAGTGGCGCTACGAGCCGGTCGAAGGCATCAACGAAGACGAGCACAAGTATGACGACGCAGCCGAGGCCGTCATCGCCGGCTATCTCGAGCGCGCCAAGACTCTCACGGTCGAGCGCAACGGCAACAGCGACCGCGCCTACTACTCCCCCATGACTGACAACGTGGTCGTCCCGAACATCACGCAGTACAGCGAGATCGCCGAGTACTACAGCACCCTCTTCCACGAGCTCGGCCACAGCACAGGCCATGTCTCCCGCCTCAATCGTTTCTCCGGCAAAGACGCCAACGCTGCGTTCGGCAGCGAAAGCTACAGCCGCGAAGAGCTTGTCGCCGAGATCACGGCGGCGTCGATCCTGACCACGCTCGGCATGGAGACCGGCAACAGCTTCCGCAACAGCGCCGCCTATGTCAAAAGCTGGGCGAAGCACATCAAGGACGATCCGATGATGTTCGTCTCGGCCGCCGGCAAAGCGGAGAAGGCGATCAACCTGATCCTGGGAGGCGAGACCGCATGAGAGCCTGGTACAAATACGAGACCGGAAACGAAAACTACCGAGACGCGCTGTGCCGCCACCTGCGGCGGCTCGGCGTCCGGTACGAAGTCCACGACGACAGCAAGCGCATGCGCTGCGACTGGTGGAGGATCGCGATCCTGATAGCCGATCCGAAGCAGATCGCCGAGATTGAGCACTGGCTCAACACACACTGACGCAGAGTGACTCGCCCAGCTGGGCGAGGTAATGCGGGAGCCGTAAGGCTGCGGTCACAACCCCGCTACAAAACAAGGAGGAAATGAACATGGGATGGACAAGCTACCCCGTTTACGGGAAGGTAAACCGCAAGGAGGAATGCGACCGGGTGTACACTGGCGAGAACGATACCACAGAGTGGATCGTCCTGAAGTCGACGATGGTCGGCAGCGTCTACTACGCCGCGGTCATGAGGATCGACAAGGAGACCAGGAAGTCCAGAGTCTTCGCCGGCGTTTGCCTGACCCGCGTGGAGAAGGGCGAGTTCTGGTACAAGGATATGGACGAGAGCTGCGGGCCTTTTGAAAACAAATGCCCCAACTCCATCCTGAAACTGCTGAGCGACACTCCGTATGAGTTTGCCAAGGAATGGCGAAAGCGCTGCCGAGAGTACAACAGCAAGCCGAAGCTCGGCAAGCTGCCGATCGGGACCTCGATCGAGTTCACCCGCGGAGGAGAAACGATCCGGGCGACCAAGATGTCTCCCGCTTATCAGTTCAAGACTCCGTGGTGGACGGTCACCGGTGCCAACTACATCAAGAAGAACCACATCCCGGAAGACTTCCGGGTGGTCGAGTGAAAGGAGCATGGCATGAAGACGCGCTGGTACAAAGTCACGTGGACAACCCATCAAGGAAAACAGGGCTACAAGATGAGCGCGAAGGTGGAAGACAGAAGCGCAAAAGGCGCCTGCGAATACATCCGCCTCCTCTGGAAGGCCGGAGAGCTCACCTACCGGCCATACAACCTCAAAGCAACATGGATTGATCGCGCAGAGTGACTCCGGCCCAGCCGGAGGTAATGCGGGAGACCGGTCACAACCCCGGTCACGCTACAAAGCAAAGGAGGAATGGATGTGGAGTACATTGTTTCCTGCACGATCGAGTACACGGTCGAAGCACACGACGAGAAAGAGGCCAGAGAAATTGCAGAGTCTAAGTTCTACTCCGAGACAAGAACCACGCCGGACTACTCGGACGTCTGTGAGAACAACTGAAGGAGGACACACCATGAACACCTACAAAGTAACCTACACCTGCCCGCACTGCCCGGATGAATGCAGCTACGGCAAAGACCGGGAAGCGAACGAGCTGATCTACGCCAAGACCACCGGCGAGGCGAGAGCGATTTTCCAGAGCGGCAAAGGCTGCCGCTGGAAGAAGATCTCCCGCATCGAAATCATGGATGACTGAAAGGAGAACATCATGACCGAAGAGAAAAAGCAGCACCTGTACTGCATAGAGTTCGCCACAACCTACGGCAGCATCGAGCTCCAAAGCGTGGCGATCTTTGACGACCGCCAGATCTCTCAAAAAGACGCGCTCAGGTATCTGAAAAAAGAACGCATCCCAGGTGAGAATCATCCCAACATCGTCATCCTCACAAAAGAACAGGCCCGAAACGTTTTCGGAATGAAAAACTTATCTTAACAAGGAGGAACACACCATGTACAACAGATCCAACATCAACCGCAGAGCCCACATTCTCAAAGCCAAGCACCGCATTTCCTGGGGCGAAGCCCTGCACCGCTCCTGGGCCGGCGCCAAGGTCGAGCTCGCCAACACCATCAAGATCCAGATGGCCAAGCAGGAGGCCGGCATCCCGGGAGAGCTCCCGACCATGACCTGGAAGCAGTGGCATGACCTCGGCTACGAAGTGATCCACGGAAGCAAGGCCCGCTTCCAGTGCAGGGTCCGCTACCCCGGGAAGGGCGACGGGGAAACCTACCTCGCCAGCTTCTTCGACTTCACCCAGGTCCAGCCCCTCTCGCAGTAAGCCTTGACCAAAACACACGGAGGTGGTACAATGCCAAGTAAAGTAAGAGCTA